GGGGGCAATTAACTTGAATATATCGGCGTTATCAACAACTGGATCAAACAGCCCAACGCACATTACCACTACCATCGACAACAAGATCAAGCAAAGAGTTACGCTAACCATCAAAATCACAATGAATAGCGTGTGTTCTTTCACTTGTTACCCGGATCTGCCCGTCCAGCCGCACCCAGACCCAGTGCAGCCGCCAGACCTTGCGCCAGCATTTGATACTGCGGCGGCACCATCGGGATGCCAACCGCAAACAGAATCCCCAGACCAGCAAGCGTCGAGGGTTCGCCAAACCGTTTCCTGAGAAAGCCCATAATAGTCTCCTAGAAGTTTCCACCTACGGGATTCAATACTCCAACTGGAGCATCGGTAATTATTGTAGTACCCGGCTTGATATGTCCATTTGTGAAGGGCGATTCGTTGATCGGGCCGTAGCAGGACGCAAGCTGTACACCGTTGGTTTTCTTCGCTTGCTTGTCGCAAATGAAACTCCACATATTGCTCATGCCTTCTGTCTTGCTCAAGACAAAAGTCCGGTGAACCAACGGAGCCACGGCCCATGTGGGGGCTTGCGGGGCTTCTGTCACGGTAGAGAACAGACTCCAGACCTTGCCGGGAGGCGCATCACAGGACTTATTCATCAACGCGCCATTCGCCACGCTGCGGCCCGTAAGTACCGGGCAGACTGCCATCCCCTCTTGAAACACTTTGCCCTTCACCGTTATCGTCTTGCCAGTAGGTGTGGAGCCAGACGCAGCGCAGAGCGCATATTCGCCATTACAGATCATCAGTTCTGTGGCAAATACGTTGACCGGAAGCAGCAAGAGGAGGAGCAGCTTTTTCATCATAGTCCTTTGATCGTCAGGTGGAGCAGCATGAGGATGATTGCACCCGCAATGCTGATGCCGATCTGTTCAATCCGCTTCAACCGGGCGCTGATAGATTCATACCGCAGTTCGCATACCGCCTCATGGGAGGTCAGGCGAACGTCGAGTTCGTTGGTGGTCGCCATCATTCTTCTTTGACTACGGGTTTGGTCAGTTCTTCAATCCTACGCCCAGCCGCAGCCAGCAGCGCACGGAGATGCACGACCTCATTCAATGCTGTGTCCCGCTGCATCTGGACGGCTTGCACAATGTCCTGCGGCTCAGTCTTCAGTTCTTCGCTCACGGTGTGTCCTTACGGGTGGGAGGATTTGTAGGCTTGGAAGTCGGCTTGCAGGGAGGCTACTGCTGAAAGATAGATAGACTCATCAACAAACTCAGGTACAAGCCCTTGCTCTGTGAGCATCGCTACGATGGTTTCTTGGCTCATGCCTTCGTAGGAAACAAGCCTACCGTCAAACCTAACAAACGATTTCATCGCCGTCTCCTTGCGCTAATTCTGCCAAAGGCTGTTGCTGTAGATATTGAAAAAGAAGCGTATCCGATTAAATAGTAGGTGGTAGTAGACGCAATTGACACTCTTGTCGTTGGGAACGTAAATGTGATGACGTTGGCTGGAACTAACCCAGCCGCCCCATATGAAAATCGGGTCTCCTCTTCATATAGTCCGTTTAGAGTGTCATTTGTTGTACTTATGCCACCAGCAATAGCGGTAAACTTGGTTGTTGCCGCCATGTTAATTCCAACTATTCCGTATACGTCCCAATCACCGGCAGTAAGAGAAATGCTGGTAATTGTTTTTCCTGTAAATGCGCCTGTAGCATCGGTAAGTGAAACCGCAGAAACTACGTCAACAGATGAAGAAATTACTTCACCAACGCTCCCCGCTTGAGCATTATTATTAGTAGTTGTTCCCACTATGCCGGTGGTTTGCCCCGGTGTGATAGTTCCCGTCACGCCGAGGGTGCCGGTCAAACTGGTGGATGCTGCGCCGAACAGGGCTACGGCCGCATTCGCTGCGGCTATAGTTACGGTATCAGCAGCGTTGCTGCCGAGGATCGCGTTGCGCGAACCGTTGAAATAAAGCCCCCTGTTGTCCGCGCCAGTCTTGAATCCGTTACTTCCGCTCCCGGTTATGTCCCCCGTCACGCCGAGGGTGCCGGGGATGGTTACGGCACCTGCGGCGCTAATGGATAGTGCTAATAGATCAGCATCGCCCGTGGTGTGGACGTAGTTCGCGTATGTCGCCCCTGTCGCTTTATAGGCCCGGTCGATTACGTTGCCGCTGGCGTCGATAGATCGCGTCATCGACGCAGTGCTTGCCGCGTTGGTAAGCGTGTGCGAATAGCCAGTCGAAAGTGTGCTTGCTGGGCTTGATTGGGAAATGTTCCCACTCGCATTGATCGCCGCCATCGTGCTGGTGCCGGTCACGGAGAGGCCGGTACTGTTAATGACGACGGTGTTCGCATTTGCATTATTGGAGAATGTGAATGCTCCAGCATTAGTTAACGCGAAAGGAAAATAATACCCCCCGCTATTCATCCTAATTTTTAATGCGGTGGCCCCGCTATCCAGCCCGATTGACCCAACACTTGCGGCTTCTCCGTTTAGCCCAGCGCCTAAAGTAATTCCCGTTGTGCCGTTGTTAAACACCCCCGTTGTGCCAGTAAACGCCCCACTCGCGTTGATCGCCGCCATCGTGCTGGTGCCGGATGCGCTGATCGTCGTGAACGCGCCAGTATTAGCAGTGGTTGCCCCAACCGTTCCGTTGATGTTGATGCTGGCCGTGCCGGTCAGATTGGTGACGATTCCGGATGCAGGTGTGCCTAGAACGGGGGCAACAAGCGTCAACGTTGTACCGTTGGTTGTGGCTCCAGTAATGCCCGCCAATACCCCCGCATTGTTGTATTGAACCTGCGTGGTAGACCCTCCCGCTGGCCCAGCAGTTGCCCCAGCCAACAAGGTCACAACGCCCGAACTGTTCTTGTAATACAGTTTCCCGTCGTTTGTATTTAGCGCCAACTCGCCAGCGACAAGGTTCCCCGCAGAAGGAACGGCAGCGCCAGTGGCTGAATAGTACAGAGATATAGGTGTAAATCCACTGGCGGCCATATTAGGCTCCTTGCTTGAGTTGTTTGCGCTTGGCCCAACTAGCTGCCACAGCCAATGAAAGTTTTGCTCTTGTTTCTAATTTGACAGGAGGCATTTTTTTTCCTAAGTGTGCTTTTGATAATTTTAATTTTGATTTGTCGGTATGTTTGTGACCAACGCGACCAATTAACGCATTTGAAATCTTTTTTCGAGTTTCAATGGATCTTTCCTTGCCCTGCCACGGCCCAGAGCAACCATTCTTAGTCTTTGAAATTTTCTTCTTTGTTTCTTCGCTATGAACTTTACCAAAGAAGTGATTCTTTTCACCAAGATGGGCATCATGCATTTTTTGTCTGGTTGCTTCTGAATGTTTAACGCCGCGCTTTAAATTTCCGTTGCGTTTTTTTTGTTTGTCAGATTGCTTGTACCCAAAGACTCCATCCCCGCCCATAGTCAAGTTGTACCCTGACGGCACAATGGTGTTGTGCTGAATAATCAATTGCTTTTCAAGTTCTTTAAGGCTGTCAACATCGGCAATTGCGGATGCTAAAACCGTAATTTCAAAGGACTCTTCCCCATACTTCTGAATTGCTTTTGCCAAAAGCTTGCCACAGCTATTTTTAGAAAAACGATGCTCATACCAACGACGATTAACAGATCGTGTTGTTATCCCAATGTAACCCTTGCCATTGGACTTATTTTGAATCAAATATGCTTCCATCAAAAAGTTCCGCCTGATATTCCTGACCAAACAGGCGCAGATGCACCTGCTGAAGTTAATACCTGCCCAGCAGTTCCTGCCGCAGTGAACGCAAAAGCCGTTCCAGTTCCATACGCGGATCCGCCAGCGGTGGCAGTGGCCGTGCTGTTCGTCCCGCCGTTTGCAATTGGCAGAACACCCGTAACCCCGGTGGTTAGAGGCAGACCAGTTGCGTTGGTTAGAAGGCCAGCAGAGGGCGTACCAATATTCGGCGTGGTCAGCGTAGGGCTGGCCTGCATGACGAACGTAGAACCCGTCCCCGTCTGGGCGGCTACAGAGGTCGCGTTGCCAACTGATGTGATTGGGCCAGTCAGGTTTGCGTTTGTCGTGACGTTTCCAGCGGTAAGTCCTGCCGCTGTTCCTGTCAAGTTCGTAGCGACACCACTTGACGGCGTGCCAAGAGCGCCACCGTTGACTACAAACGCTCCTGCGGTTCCGGTATTAACTCCAAGCGCGGTAACTACGCCAGTTCCTGTGGTCGTGGTGCTTGGCGCGACGCCAGCGCCGCCCCCAATCATCAAAGCATTCGCCGCCAGCAATGCAGATGAGGCCAGCGTCCCTGTGGCGGTGTAAGCCAGAATACCGCCAGAGGTTCCTGCGGTAAGCCCTGTCCCGCCATTAGCCACAGCCAAGGTTCCCGCAACAGTCACCGCGCCCGTAGTCGCCGTTGCTGGAGTCAGCCCCGTTGTGCCAAAGTTGATCGAACTCACCCCAGAGCCTGCACCTGAGAACTGCGCCCATGTGATTGCTGTGGTGCCTAACGTACCGCCAGCGTTAGATGTGCAAACCCAACCCGTATCGGCTAACGTGGTTCCGGTCTCAACGAAGACGTAGGCTCCCGGAACCTGCGCCCAAGTGTTCATGTCCGTTGTTCTTGTCCACGCACCAGAAGCACAAAGGTAGATGCCATTGTTTTGGGACAGCGTTTGGTTCTTTACCAGCACGCGGTCAGCCGCAACGATTGATATGCCGTCAATCGTCTGCGCTCCAGACAATGTGATATCCACAGTCGTAGCCGCTACAACAGAGGCTTTGGTGTCCAACCCCTGCGCTATGGTGTCAACATAGCTCTTGTTGGCGATGTCGGTGGAACCAGAAGGCGTGGTGGAAATAGTCCCGGCGGTGACTGACAGGCTGGCAATCGTGCCAAGGCTGGTCAGCGAGGAAGCAGTAACCCCAGACGCCAAGGTATTCCCAGAAAGGGTTCCCGCTGGCGCAACGACTACCGCCGTGGTGATGCTGGTTGTCAAGCCTTTGGCATTGATGGTAATGACAGGAATCGCTGTGCTAGACCCTGTAGAGCCTGCCGAAGCAACTGTGGCAAGCGTAGTTGCGTTCCCTACTGACGTCACATCACCAGTCAAGTTGGCGTTTGTTGTTACCGTCCCAGCCGTCAGCCCTGCCGCAGTTCCCGTGATATTCGTTCCAACCAAAGCACTTGGAGTGCCTAGGGCGGGGGTTACTAAAACGGGGGAGTTTGAAAGAACTACATTTGTTGTGCCAGTGCTTGTTGTAACCCCAGTGCCTCCGTTGGCCACCGCCAAGGTTCCAGCAACGGTGACAGCCCCAGTGGTCGATGTGGCGGGGGTCAGGCCAGTTGAACCAAAAGAAATTGAACTTACACCCGCGCCGCTGACAATTGAACCCCATGAGCCGTTCGCGTAGCCCTCAAATGTCGATGTGGTGGTGTTGTAGCGCAGCGTGCCGTTAGTGCTGGATCCCCGTTGCCCAGTAGTTCCTGCGGGAATAACTATCCCACCGGCTCCGGGTACAGTCGGGTCGCTGGAAATCGCGATGACGGGCGAATTGACAAAGTTTCCGTCCGTAACGTCAATCTGGCTCGTTGTCCCAAGTATTGTTCTAGTCGCGATGGTCGAGGAACTGTTAAGCGCCAGCACCCCTGTCCCAGTTGCCCCGGCAACCGCCAAAGCAACCCCAGTCAACGCAAAAGCAGGCGCACCCGTTACCCCGTCCCCGTTAGTGACGGACAATCCAGCGGTAGACGACGTCATCGTCCTTGCCGCAACCGTGTTGCTGGCGGTCTTGGCAATCATGCCCGTCCCAGCCGCTTCTAGGCTCCCAGAGGCTGCGTTGAGAGTTACCTGCAGGTATGACTGCGCCCCGCCATCCGTAAGCCCTACGCCCGTCCCTCCGGACAGCCTGCGGCTGTTTGCCAGCGTAGGCTCTTGGTTCAGCGTCAGGAAGGTCTGCGTCTGTATCGGCGACCCAGCAAGCGCCGCTGTGGTCGTCCGAACCGTGATGCCATTCTGCACCACGGGAACCAATTCTGTGCCCGTAATGGCCCCGGCAGAGGGGAGGTCGTTGATCGTTACGTTAGCCATTACGTCGAAGAGGGCGTGACAAGCACCCCTTCCAAGTTGCCATTATTCTGAACAATCCCACCACTCGTGTCGGTCGAGATAATTGCACCTCCGTAACCTCCGGTTATCAGGTTATTCGGATTCGTCGCAACGCTTACGTCAGGACGAGGGAACCGAATCGTAATCCTTTCGGTCGGCCTCGCAGGGAGCCTGTACGGATCTTTTTCGTCAGCGCACCCTTGACCACAGACTCTCAATCCGGGAAAGTTTGGGTCGTTTCTCGCTTCGGCGTGCGGACGTTTCATTTTGCATCGGTCACAAATAAATATTGCAATGTCCGAAAATCCAAGCGTGTCAAGAAATCTTGGCATTATCGTGTGTAAACTGAAATATTCGGAGCGTAGTAGATCGGACTTTTGTCTCTTTCTTCCTGCTCCGCGTCGTACAAATACTTTGTTGCTTGGCCTTCCAGATAAGTGATCCTATCGGTTGCAACTCCCGGCATTTCCATGCTCATCTGGTGAGCCAACATCGATTGAATTGCCAGAAACCAACGTTGTGGTATCTCCAAAGAGTCTTGCAAAGCACCAACGTCTTGAATCTGCCTTGAATACCACACCGTCATCTGAACAAAAGGGTCAGAAGGCACAGGCCACAGATACATGGTCGGCTGAGGAATTGTCCGATCAAACCAGAACTGGAAAGGCTGGTTTGCCGTGAAGTTCTTGTTTGGCAAGTTGGTGTAGTCGTCCCTGTTTAGCCGGGACATGGTTATTTCTGTACTGTTGTTGCCAACGTAAAACTCACGCAACGCCAAAGTCGTTCCGCCAGAAGCCTGAATGCGGTAATACTGAACGTTTTGACCGGGGTCAATGTCATACCACAGCCACTGATTATCAGTAACGGTAACGGTTCCGACATTGTTAAGGGTCAGCCAAGTCGCCCCATCAGTGGAGTATTGAAGCGAGAAAGTCCAAGACGCGGATCCTTGACTTGCAACGTAAGGCAGAACGCCAATCGATCCGGCATAGACCGGATTGTTGGAGCCGTAATTGACCGAGATAGAACCGTTTGCGGACGTCTGCTGGCAAACAGTGTCCGTATCACTGTCAAACGCATTGGCAATTACACCGCCAGCAGAGGTCGAGTAACTTCCAGTGGAACTAACAGAAGGACGACTCAGTTTCCTGTACAGTGCATTCAGAACATCAATAGAGCCTACTGGAAGGCTGTAGATGTACTTATTAGCCGTCATGCCTATGACAGCCTTGCTGATCGCCCAATACTGAATGCCACGGTTGGCAAGATTCGACAGCAGATAGAACAAACTCTCCCTTGCAGAGAGTTGTTGTTCCGAGGTTAGTTCTTCAGCCAGCTTGCCGCAACGCCTCGCACCATGATCAATCAGTGTTTGAACATTGATTACGGTTTGGCCGACAGTCCCTGATGTAGACATTTATTGATTCCCTTTACCAACCCGGACAATCCCAACGTCTAAGAGATGCTTTTGCCCTAGGTGCGTCGCCTGAAGCGTTCTTCACGACACCTGACATCCGGGCGCAGAATGAATCTTTTCTGGGGCCACCTTGCGGCTGCGGAGCCTTGAGGTTGCTTCCAGTTTCTCTATTGTACTTCTCGCGACCCTTCTGAGTAAGCCCAGCGCCGCGCTCTACAGAGAGCTTTTCACCCCTCCCGACTGAAAGAGAAACGCCACCCTTTTTCAGTTTCTTAGCTAGAAATAACTTATCCACCATTTCCAAACGCTGAGGTTTGGTTGTAACGTTGTTGATGATGCTTATCCGTTCTGGTTTCTTTTTCTCTGCTTCATAAAAGCCAGCTTTTTTCAAAGATTTAGCTACTGACGTATTATTCTTTGTCATAGTTAAAACCTGTACTTGGCTGTTTTCTTTGCAATGTTTTTGGGTTGAGCTACAAACTGTTTTCCCGCTGACTTACCCTGCCGTTTAGCCTTTGTAGTCGCAGCGTATTCCTGCGGGCTGAGGGCTTTAATTGCCTTCTCTGGAAGGTATCTCTCCCCCGTCTGGGACGATGGCTTACCAGACTTTGTACGCCATTTAGCGGCTCCCCAGTCTTTAAGGGACTGCTGGGGAGCTTTAATCACGGTAAGACCCACCAGCGTCTTTATATCGCTTGGCTACTAGCTGTGCTTTTCTGGCGCTCCATTGCCCTGCCCCAGTGCCTTGAACCGCAGCCGCTTTGACGCTGCTAACAATACGCTTACGCATCTCAGGCTTGGTGTAGTTGCCAGCAGCATTTACACCTCCGCCGTCACCCATCTTTTTATCAGCACGCACAAACTCTTTCCCCACCTTGGCAGGAATTCCAACCTTCTTGGCGAACGCAGGGTTATGCGCAACCGCCGCCATCAAACGATGCTGAGAAGGGGATTTGCTTGGCATGATTAGGATGTTGGGTTGACGTAGTGCTTCTGCATCTCAAGAATAACCGTGTAAGCATCCCCAGCAGAACCATCCAACGTGGTGAAAGAAATCACCCCAGTCTTTCCTGTGCCTGAATTATTTGTCAAACCGCCAATTGCAGCAAAATCTTGCGTGTAAGCGCTATTCTGCGGAATTGTCTCAATGACAACCGGCGTAGATGCAACCCAGTTCATTTGAACTTCAAGACCGTGCGTCAATGCGGTGCATTTCAAAATACTTACCCCGTCGCAAGCGCCGCCCGCGTTTGAGGGCAACAGCGCGGAGGGAGTCACTTTGGCGACAGCAGACTCATTTTCAGTCGTGCTCATCGAAGCATTAAACTTCATGATGGCAATCCGTTCACCATCAAACAGTGTTTGTGATGTGGCTGTGATAGTCATAAATCTCTCCTAAAAAGACAGGGGCCGAAGCCCCCGCTTTATTTCAGCAATTAGCCATTCCGCCGCCACGCCGCTTTGGAACGATAGTTGTAGACTCCCTAGTCTTCGTCACCGCACCGGGTGCATCAGCAGAGCCAAACATCCCCTTCACCTTATCCACAAGAGGACGGATGTAGTTCATGGGATTCATGGCTTCACGATCAGCTAGATTTTCAGCCTTCTGGGTGGTGTAGGTGCCCTTATAGCCTTTTGTCTCTTTATCAGACTGAGCATCACCACCATCATTGAGCCTTTTAACACTGCCGCCCTTCTTGAATGTGCCAGAAAGTTGGTTGATGCTCACAGGAGCCGAAGGCTTTTTACGTCCTTCAGGCATCGCCACGGGACGGCCAGAATCAACAAGCCCCCCCGTGGCGTAGGCTTTTTTTGCGGAGCCACCTTTTTTAAAGCCACCAGCGTTGCCTTTCTTAACTCCGCCAGTAGTGGTGTTGGTCTTGCCCGGAGGCGTACCAGCCACATTCCCGTCAACGTAGCTCATCACGCCGCCATTGGCTTTGCGATTGACTTTGCCGCCTTTTTTGAATCCGCCGCCGTTGCCCATCTTCACGCCACCACCCGCAGAATACCCGGCAGCGCCCATCGCAACGCCACCCGTCTTCAGCGCCAGCTTGGTGCCTTTGCCGCCTTTATGCTCTTGCGTGTCGTGCTGCTTGAAGGCTTTTTTGAGCATCGCTTTGTCTTGCGACTCGTCCATCTTTCCGCCTTCAGCCTTGCCGCCTTTTTTCATAACCGGAGCGGGCATGGCTTGAGCAGCTTGGCGTTGTTTCATCATCTGCGCCATCATCATCGCCTTCCGACGATCATTCATCGACGGACGACCCGGAGCAGCTACAGGTGCGTTAAGCGCAGGACGGCCAACCAGAGCCGGTGTCCCCGCCAACGCCCCCATCACTCCGCCGTCCATCTTCCTCATCGGCTTGTGACCTTCTTCGCCCTTAGACTTCATGGCAACGTGACCACCTTTCTTCAGTTTAAGAATCACCGAAGGCTCAGTGGTCTCCATCTTGACCATTGGTTTGAATTGACCCATTTCGCTCTCCTTAAGCTTGTGTGACGCCAAGAGCGCCAAGACGGGTTGCATTCGGCCCAACAGCCAACGCCGGGAGGGAGATATTCATAATCAGCCGCTTTTGACCGTCGGTTGCACTGGACGGCACATACGTCCCGCGCACGTCGCCAGTGGTCGTCGTTGCCGGGTTGGTCGTAACAGCCACCGCCAAAGTGCCAGCGTCCTCAGCCAACGTGTTGTCCCACCCCGCCCTCGAAATATAGCCGCGATCAATCACGCGAACCGGGAGGCCAATCAGGTCAGTCGTTCCAACCGCTACTGTGACCACAGCACTGCCAGAAATCGTGATCCCACTGATCTGGAAGAACGCTTTCTTGCCGTTCACAGTGGTCGAAGCAACAGCGCCAGTCGCAATCACTTCGCTCATGGCCTGACCGTAGTAGTCGTAGCCAGAGATGGTGACGTTCCGGGTGGTCGGCGAACCTGCACCCGTAGTCGTCGCAACAGCACGAGCGCAGTCCAACTGAACAACCGTAGTTCCATCAGCACGCACCACAGAGCGCGTTCCAGCACCGGCGGTCAGAGTGACTGCGGAGGTGTAGACGCTTGCCGTAGCGATGTTGGTGGTGGACTTTACTTCCGGGATCACATCGAACACATAAACACGACCCAACGGGCCAATGCCAACGTCCATGTTCGAAGGGTCTGCAATCGCCGCATTGCCAGACGCATACATAGTGGTGCTGGACGCGGTGGACGAGGCGCTCACGGTGTAAGTGCCGGTGGTTCCAGAACCAGTTCCAAAAGCCGTGATGTAGCTCCCAACGGTAACGCTGGAGCCGGTGATGAATTGACCAACGTACAGAGGGTCTCCGCTCAACATCGCGGTGACCGTCAAAGTGGTGGTGGCGATGGAGCCGGTGAACGTGGCGTTTACCGGATTGTTGCCCACGCCCATGTAAGTTTGCGCTGGGCCTAGGTACAGGTCATCTGAAAATTGAGGCATTTCGTCTTCTCCTTGAAAAGCTTGACGAATACATTAAAAAGGGTGGGGCTGGTTGTGTGGTAACGGGCTTATCGTTCCTGTCCACACTCCAGTTGCTGCCGGATTACCAGCCCCAATTCACTACTAGACGCCCGGAGTGCCGTACATGGCACGCGGGTCGGTGAAGCCAACTTGGTAACGCTCCGTGGCCTTGTAGCGCATGGAGTCCGTCTCAAAGTCGCCTTCCATCGTCTTCTCCAGCGCACGCCGCATCAGCAGCTTCATCCCTTCCGGCGCGTCGGTCTGAACCCACCAAGCGGTCGGCGAGGTCAGGCGCGAAAGCACTGCAGCACCTTCATCAAGCAGACCAATCGACTTGATCGGGTTGACGTCGTTGTTGGCGGTGCCCGTGCGCAACACACTCTTCAGCAGAACTTCGGCTTGGAAGATGTTGCCCGGAGCCACAACCAATTGACGCGGAACCAGACGGATCTTCTTACCGTTGTTGTCAACGGCTTGACGGATCTGGATCAGCATCTGCTCAAGCGAGGTCTGCGACAGGTTGGCAGCGGTGGTCAGCAGGTTGCTGAACGTGCCGTTGACAATCGGATGCGAGGCGCTGTTAAGAGCCACGCCGTCGCCGCCGGTATAAGACGAGTTGAAAGCGCGGTTCAGCACGTTGGCTGACAGCGTTTCTTTCGTCTCAATCAGCGACTGAGCGAGGTGCTTTGCGTACACCTGACCGATACGGATGTGGTCGCCGTCCTCTACCAGCACTTTCGTCAGAGCAAACGCCAGACCAAAGACGTTGTAGACGTAGCGCTGGAGGAACAGCACACCACCCTGCTGGTACGTTACCGGCGTGCCGTCAGGCAGTTGCGGTGCAGCACCAAAGCCGTAAAGCACCGGCTCTTCGTGGTAGTTGCGCGGGATACCTGTTTGCTCACGGAAAACCCGTGACCATTCGTCGGTACGTTGATCGTAGACTCCGTCGAAACACTCGTTGAGGATTGGCTCAACAATCGAACGGAAGTCTGTACTACGCATCGGAGCAGCCATTATTTATTCTCCTTAAATTGCGTTAATGGTTGCCACGAATTGGCTGCGGCTAACTTGCACGCGGACAATCGGGAATGCGTCTCCCCATGCATTATCTGCATAGGGGGCTATGTCGAGGATTCGGAAATCCCCAACGGCGGAGCTACCTGCCAGCGAGCTTGAAAGAGTCGCCGCAGACAGACCAGTGGTGGTGCTACCGGCAGTCGCGTTGCTCATGTTCGCTTGATCGCCAATCGAAGTCTGAGCCAGAGTGGCGTCGACTTGGACTTCGTAGACGATCAGCGGATCGCTGTAGTAATAAGCGATACACGAACCGGCTTGAAAAGCCGTATTGGCAAGAAACTGGTTGTTGATCTGGCGACGACCCGAAGCATCGGTATACTCCACGCCAGCAAACGAACCTTGAAAAGCACTTCCGGCGGTGGCAATAACCAGCACACCGCTGGAGTTCAAGGCAACGGGTTGATTCTTGAGGATTCCAGTGTTGTAACCACTGGCAATACCGTTTGCAAGTGCAATTGCCCGATCCAGCCCAGAGGGATGGAAAACAGGGCGAAAGCCAAACGGAGCGCTAGTTGCAGACATAAGTACTCCTAAATTTTAGAGGTTTCCGCATCAAAACATTGGTGCGGGAATTGTTTTGTCCAAAGACTCAATGCCATCACCCTCTATCTGGCCAAGGCGTTTGCCTGAACTGTCACGCGCAATTTGCTGCTCCGCTTGAATGCGAATTTTATTCGCTTCTTCCAGAGGCTGCTCATGGTGAAAGTGTGCCATAATTTCCTGATACTGCTCCATCGGGATTTTATAAAGCAACATTTCGTTGCACGCAATGTACCCAGTTTGTTCGCCAGCTTTTACACGGTAATTGTCAAACCCCGGCAACTCATCCGCTTTCACGGGAACGTAACCAAGGCGAATCCGTTTATCAATGCTGTCGTAACTATTGGTGGTCGATAACCAGCAAAGGTGCCATCCGGAAATTCCCGGAACATTTGGCAGAGCACTTTGTGTCCATTCGTCCTTCCACATCTTTCGACGTTCTTCAGACGAGGCGAATTGATTATCAGGCGATTTTCTCTCCAAGTCAACAGACGAACGATTTTCGCGTCCACCTGCGTAAAGATCTTTCCGTACACGAGTATTTTGCATTTTAGTTGTTCCTATTTTGACGAGCTTCTTGGGCGTATCGACGGATCATTCGGGCGCGTTTCTCGTTGTCATCCCACATACCGGCGTCTTTCATCGCCCTGACTTGATCTGGATTTAGCGTGAAGGTGTTTCTGCCTCCGCTGGAAGAGGAATTTTCACGCCCACTGCCGACAATGACGCTTTTTGGCCTTCTGTTTGCGGGCCTGTCCACTTCTGAATCTTCGGAGTAGCGGTGAGGCAGCTTTTTCTGAAGACGGGCGTCCAATTCATCCCAATAATCGGCATCTTTTGGATCCCACCCCTCTTTGGCCATGCGTTTGTCGATGGTCAAAGCAATATCAGAGTCCTCATCCCCGCCGCTTGGGTCGTACCACGAGTTCCTGTCCATCCAAGAAGCCGCCAGACGCTGTACATCTCGGTCTGGAGCAATCGCCTGTTCCCGTGGATAAGAAGCGCGGTTTTTCAAGTCCTGCAAAGACTCCGCAGCACGCCTTGCCTCAAACCACATCTCCTGAGCGTTCGCCATGCCCTCGCCATCCGCCGCCTGTGCCGCCTCGGCAATTTTCATCTTGGCGTATTGGATCCGGACGTTTTGGTCTTCGATTGCTTTGTCGATACGGGCCAGTTCTGAGCCGTGGGTTTTGACCTCCACAACCGACAACCGCGCCAAAAGGTCTTGGTTCTGACGCTGAAGCTGCTGGAACCGGACGTCTTTCTCCTGCTGCTGTTGACGGTGGTAAATTTTTTTGGCTTTTCGTTTATCGCGCCGCGCAGTACGAATGGCCTCGGTGTCGTCTGGGTGGTCTACGCCGCCATCTTCAGGAACAGAGCCACCACCGGCCATCTTCTCCGTTGAATCCTCCTGAGAGGCGTTCTGGGAGTCCTCCGGAGGCAGATCCATGCCCTCCACCGTCACGCTGCCGTCTTTTTGCTCGTCTACAATTAGATTTGGCTCTTCAGCCTTAATTTGTTCGTTGCTCATACAAACGCCCTCACTTCTAGTGGGTTGCCGGTAATTTTGGCAATGACTTCATGGTCGTTGATGATGATGAATTCCACCTTTTCCTCGGTTTCGGGGGTGTTGGGAAGCCTGACCTCCCATCGATCACCCGTCCACTTCGGCACGCGGAGGTAATCTCCAATCTCACACCACGACCCTTCGGGCCACGGCTCCATCGTGTCGCGTTTTTTGAACGCCAAAGGGCCAATTCCCACCACTTTCCCCACCGGATTCTGCGCTTTCTCAGTATCTCGGGTTTCTTGAGCCAAAATAATCCCAGAAGCAGTGACTTTTTTCTTTGTCATCCGCAATTGAAGCAGGATCCTAGCTCCAAGAGGTTTAGCACCGGGGTCTACAGCAGGGAATGCACCCGCCAAATCAGCTTCGTAAGAAGCTACCGGAGTTTCACTCATTTTCTTCCTTCAATAAGTCGTTGAGAATCTGCAGGGCTTCTTCCAGCCCCGCGTATTGACCCACCAAACGCTGGTACGTCTCAAAATTCACTACATGACCCGCAGTGAGAGACACAGCTATATCAGCTTGCCGTACCTTTATTGCGCTGATGAAGTCGCTTTCATATTTCATTTGCGTTTTTTGGCTTGCGATAGTCCTCCTTGTGACGGTTGTTTAGTCTTTGCTTGCGCCCCGTTGACAGGAGCGCCTTGCGCAAGACGCTTGTGCTGAGGGACTAGCTCGCTTTGCTGCTCTTTGTCGCTTGTTGCCATGTCAAACTCCTCTGTTAAGGTTCCGTTGCAATTCATTCTGCAGGTCAATCGCTGATTGAGACTGCTCTTTCTTCAATTTCGCCGTTTCCAACGTCAGATCCAGCGTCTGCATCCGTTCTTTCGTAAGGTTGTTTTCGGTGTTCATTGCCGCCTTGAATTGATCCTCGCGGTTCTGATCTTGTTGATCTTGCGCCATCTGAGCTTGCTTGAACTGGATGTCAGCCTGATCTCTGGCGGCACGCCGTTGGGTCTCGGCCATTGACGCTTGGAGCACCGCTTGCGCCTCGCCATCCATTGCAGCGGGTTGCGGTTTGTTGAACTGCTGCGCCGCCTGAACAAGTTGCTGGATCTGCGGAAGGATCTGGGCAAACTCCTGCGGCGTGTCCATTTCCATGTGTTTCGCCGCAACAGCCATAGCACGATCAATCTCCGGAGCGAGCTTGGAGTCTTCGTACTTTTGTACCTTTACCTTCGCAGGGATCAAAGTGTATTGGTTCATCTTCTGCGTGTACCACAGCATCATGTGCTGCTTGATATGTGCAAGCACCTGCGGAATGAACATGGGAGCGATGATCGGGTTCATCCCCAATGCCGGATCCTTGGAGAAGGAAAGATGCGACGCAATGTGCGCTAGATGATCCTGACGCGGATACGCAACCGCCATCCGCCCCATCGACATGGCCGCGTTCTCGTCCGCCGAGTGCATCTCCTGCGGCTTGGCGTACTGAGGCATTAACTCCTGAATGTTGGGGATCTTCATCTGTTTCAACGCACGCCCCAGAACAGCCCGCGCATCAAACATATTCGGGTACTTATCAAGGTACGCAATCACCGCTTGCGTCTGAGCCATACGCTGCGTTTCAGAGAAAATGTGCGGATCCGACACCGGCATAATGTCGCTGTTGCGCTTGAAGTCTTCGCGCTTGACCGGCAACTCGGCAACAATGTCGCCCTTTTTTTGCTCGTCCAGATACCAACGATTCAACCTCTGAAGCACCATCAGCACTCGACGCTGCGAGTTGTGCAGACGAGCGTGAATGGCGCTGAATACCACCGCCCCTTGCTCAATCAGGGCTTGCGTTGTGCCGACAGGAGCCTGACTTGAAATGTCGGCGATTTTTTCTTCTGAGGTTGTGACAACGCCTTTGGCAGCGGTTTCCAAAAATCCCATCAAGGAGAACAGCACTTGCGAAGGAGGATTGAACGGCATGGGGAAGGCGATCTTCTTAATGTCATCAACCCCCGGAGCGCCCTCAATCTCAACCACCTGAGTGACGTCAACTTGTTGGCTCTGACCGCTGATTCGCGCCCCTTTGAGCTTGAGCATGGTGGGGGCGTTGTTGATATGAGCCGAATCAAGCAGCGCCCGCAAAGCGCCAGTAAGCGCCGCAGAAAGACCACCAATAAGGTGCGGTAAGCCAATTGCATACGCACCACGCCACGGGATGAACTTGAATTCAATAAGCCAGTCCAGCTTGGTCAGGGTTTCGTCGCCCTCTTCCCAGTTGCGGTACAGACCAAGAACTTCGCCCTCCAATTCGTCGATCATCATGATGTACGGGGCCGATTCCCCGTCAGACTTTTTATCGTCCTCAAGCTCCAGCCATGTGTAGATGTGAAACACACGACGCAAACCATCCTCACCGTCTTGGTATTGTTTGCCCTCAATCTTGTTGTTGGCTTTCTCAGGGCCGGTGGGTTCTGGCTCCATCGTCGCCCGGATCACCTCTACGTCCCGGTACAGCCCGCGAGAGATTCGGTTCTTAAATTCCCACTCCGAGATGTTATGAACCTCGGTCACCCGTTGCGCCGTGTAGAAATTCACCGCACTGAACGGCAGGTACACGTTGTCGATTGGAACGAACTCAGCGCAGGGACGTTTTTTCTGATCATCCCACCACATTTTCAGGAACTGACTGCCGCCCAGCGGCAACTGCGCCAGCAACTGCTCCTGCTCGTCGCGGAACTCTTCAATCTGTTCCGTTAGTTGCCAGTTCATGTAGTCGCGTTTGCGCTCCGCAATATCTGTTTTTTGGTCGGTCACCTCGCCAAGGATGTTTGTCCGCGTCGGGCCATCCGGCGGAAACAGTTCTTTGATTGCGCGAGCGGCAAAGTCCACGCACGCCTCTGCCATGACCGGGTGAACGACCTTGGACGCGCCCATGAACGTTGCCCCACCCGGAGCGTCGTTGCCAAGACCCGTCCGCCTCAGCCCGTCCTCGTACTGCTTGTCGCGTTCCTTGCGAGCTTCCTTGTCCTTGCTGATCATGTCCAAGTAACGGGTGGCAATGGAGTTTAGATCGTTGATCTCCAGAACGTCCGCAAGGTTCTCGTAGAAGTCGGCGTCCTCTTCTGGCCCCTTTGTCTTGTCCAAAGTTACAACCGCAGAGCCGTCTTCCATCTCCTCTACGTCAGGGACGTCTTCGTCGAGCATTACCTCCGCACCACCATCCGGCGTCATCTGCAGACCGTCAATGAAACGGTCTGACTCTGGGTCAATTGGAAGTTGTTCCATAACTATCTCGCTAATTGGTTAGGCTTGCGTTGACGCAAACTAGTTCTTGTTAGGGCAAGCCCACCTGCGCGTTTATTGCGCTCAAGGATGTTCAGGTTCTTTGGATCGAATACGACGAAGTTGCTAGTGCCTGCACCGCCAGCGCGGGAGCCTTGGTCTAGGTATTTGATGCCGGGGATGCCTGCTTCGCGCATTGCTTCAGAAGCGTATTTGGCACCCCTGATTCCCGCCAACCGTTCATAGGCCCATTGTCCGTTCATATTTGAGTCAACCGATATTCCTGTTGGACGACCCAAAACATCTGTTTTTACCAAATCTTGCAGAGTTTTTTGTATTTCAGGATTTTGATCTTTTAATGGTTTATTAAAATCCAGCATCTTGGCTATCTGCTCGTCGGGGAGGTCTACTTTGTAGAGGTTGCCTTGTTTAGATTCTTTATAGTCTTTGAACAATGTAGCTAATTTGTTTTGGTCAAGGTTTCTAGCTTCAATGTTGGCATATTGAAAACTTTTAGCTGCTTTTTCTGGCGAAACATTTGCTCTTGATTGCCGCATAAACTCTATTTGAGCTTCACGGTCAAACGGAATTCCTCGTTTAGCAGATTCATATTCAAGATCTAAAGCGCCTTTGTGCGCCAAAGTATCTCTGAAACCTGTTGCTGTACTTTTATTCTCAGCCAGATACAAGCCATGCCCGTAAGCCTGCGCCCCTTCGCCAGTACCGATCTTGCTTGAGTCAAACTCACCTAACGGGTTTTTGGCAGTCGGCGGGAAACGGTGCGGAGAGCCATGCCATACATCCATCGGCAAGATGCCGCCAGATTTCACCATGTAGTTCTCAAGCCCACGCGCCAGAATTTCAGGCGCAGACTTAGCTGTTGCAATAACGCCTTTCGCTAACGGGCCAACAAAAGGGGCCACGCTGGTCGCCATGTCCGCCCCAAGCAAGAACAGATCGGCTTCATCTTGCGCCTTCTTCGACGCAGGATAACGCTCATCCATAATGCTTGTTGGCGCAGTCATGTTCTGCCGTTGAGCGGCAAACTTTTTTGCCATCAACGGATTGACGGTGGCGGGGAGCATCGCTGCTTCAATCTCTGCCTGCGTTGGCTCGCCTCCTTCAGCTTTCTTTACCGGCTTGCCCCACACCGCCATCTGCATTGCGTCTAGGTTGACGGGGCCACCGCGCTTCATTCCAGAATCAGGATCTCCGCCAATGATGTTGCCGCGTGCATCGTATTTCAGGCGCTTGCCTTCAGAGTTAATTACATTGTGCAGCCGCTGGATGTCTTCTCCAGTCAGCCATTCGTGATCAGGAACATATTCTCCCGTAGCCTCAATACCGCGCTGTTCGTTGACGTTGAATACGTCCCCGTAGCGGCGTAGGCCAGCATTCTGAGGATCACCTACACTACTCCACTTGCCTGACTTCACGAAGTCCTGCACATAGGGCAGGTACGCCTCGTTGGGGGCGCGGTTGGACTTGCCTTTGATTTGGGTGATTCTTTGCATAGTTTCTGACTCTGGGTATATCTTTGCCGCCTGCTGTATAGCTTGCTCTTCAGGCATTCCTTCGCCCAGCAAGCGTTGAACAAGGAAACCCATTTGGGCTTCTCTTTTTTCTGGAGTAAGCGTTTTTGACGCCCCAACCTCTATCGTTGCATGAGGTTCATTCTTCGCGTCACGCAAGGAATAAACCTCGGCATCGCCCGATTTAATTGCATCCCAGCCACCCAGACCATATCCGCTTGAACCGCCGCCCTCTGTAGGCTCGTAGCCCCGGACAGAGTGGCCCATTGCGTCAGACTCTGCCTTGAACTGTCCCGGCTTGTTCAACAGCACCCAGCGCATCCCTGTGTCTTTGTATTCCTTGTGAACATCTGTATTCGCCGCATCTGCAAGACGAGCCTGCTTTATATTGCCCGTCCTCCACTCATTGATCTTGGCCACCCGCTCTACAGCCTGCGGGACGGACAGCCTAGCCAACGCTTCGGGCTTGAGCAGCAGTTCTCGCGGCAGGCCAGACGCCGGGTTAGTCGCGTTGCGCAGTTCGTCAATAAGGTGGGGGAAGCCCAGCGTAGAAATATGCGGGTCATTATTAAAACCCGGCTGAGTAGAATTGTTGAGGCCATACAACGGAGTGTCAGGGGATAATTTATTTATAAACTCAAATCCCGGCTTGCCGGTCATGTTGCTGGAGCCAAAGTTCTGAAATTTCTCAGCCGGGATGGAGTTGATCATTTTGTCAGAGGCATCTTCCCAGTTCTGCGCTAACCGGCTTTCTCCATAGCCCCATTTTTCATTATTGCCCGCAGCAAACTCTTGGCGCTTCAGATCAAGTGCATCAGTTGGATTAACTTGCGGTGCGTCAAAATGCAGCGTCCCCCTCTCAGCCAATGCCCTGATTGGGTCTTCTGGCGTGCCCATCTCGTTCTTGACGTAGCGGGTTAGCTGCTTGTCGATGAAGTTGTTAAATGCAATGTTACGATCCATCTCGGCAATAGATCCCTGAACCACCGGGATACGAGCAGCATGACGCCCCGGAGTTCTTGCCTCTTGCTCCATCAAATCAGCCAACTCTGCCTCAAACATCTTCTTGTCATCAGCGGCATATCTGTTCGACTTCAATTGATCAAGCGCCTTCGTCCCTTCAGGCAGAAAGTTTCCGCCCTTGTTCTTGACTACCGGCAGCATCATGCCCGTACTCATCATGTATTCTTCAAACAACTTTGCAGCGGTTGGGGTTAGCGACTTTGCGCCACTAACAGCCGCTCCAGCTATCTTTGGCACGCCCTTGACAATCCCCTTGGCCAACGCGGGAAGACTTGTTATGCCCTGAGCAATAGCCACCGCATTTCCGCCAGTCATCCCAGCACTAAACTCTGGCGAGTCATTAATATGCTCGCGCAGCAGATTTTGTATGTCGTCAGTCGTTGGCAATGCCTGAATACCAGCAGGAAGATCCACAAACGAATTAGGCTTAAACTCTTGATATAAAGACGCCACATCCCCAAACAACCCCGGAATCTGCGAGCCATACCCAGCCAACGCACCAGCAGCGCCCTGAGCCATCCCTTTTAGGCTTCTATCACTTATGACCCTTCGGCGGGCTTCCTGTTCAGCCGCCAACCGGGCACGGAAGTCCCGCTCAAACTGACTTTCGGGCGGCATATTGCCGTATCTTGGCAACCCTGCCGTTGACGGCCTAGTCTGGGCTTTTGATTGCGCTATAACGTCAAGGATATCCGCGTTAGTGCCTGAAGCCGCCCCTCCGTCGGCAAAACGAAACTTGATGTTTGCGCCACCCCCGCCTTGAGGTTTCCCAAAGCCAGCCTTCGATATTCCGCCAAACTGTTTGTGCTGAACCCTCTTGTTCAACACAGCCATCTGCATGGCATCTTGGTTAACAGCGCCGCCCTTTGCATAATTCTTCATGGCGTCGATCAGATCCTGATGCGTTGTCTTCTCTCCGCCCAGCGCATCCCATATTGCATGGTGGGTCAGGTGCTGGTAATGCGGATCAAGCGAAGGATCAATTTTTAGATCCATGTTCTTTTGACGCGCAGCAAGACGGTCTACAGCCTCTCGTCCACCCAGACCCTTGCCACGACTCAGCATTGCTCCAGCAGACGCCGTAGGCATGGGCATTCCGCTCGTATGCAACCCAATCTGGCGAGCATCGAACGTGGGCAGATCCCCTCGGCCAAGCAAGGATCCAATGAAGCCAGACTTGGCGGCGGCAATCCCTTTCAACCGTTCAGCAAAGTCCCTGTAGTCGTTTGCATTTCCAGAGATTGCAAGATTTAATTCTGGCGTCATTGAAGGAATTGTTGTGACCGCGTTTGTCATCTGGTCAACAAGTTGGTTCTGCTTTCCAAACGGAGCAAACTTCTGACGAAGGTCTTCTAGAGACTTGGGATCTATCTCCCCCTTCTGCGCGGCGTCAAGATACCGCTGGCCAGCAGGCGAGCCAAGCCATGTAGCAAACGCGCCCTCTGGCCTCACCTCTTGCGCGTTGGGAACCTTCAGGCCAGTCTTGGTAGCGGTTGAATGGGACAGCCCTCCGCGACCAATGCTCGACTGGGTGATGAGATAAGCCTTAATCAGATCACGATCATTAAGGTCACCGGCAGCAGCCCTCTTCGCCTGCTCCTTCATGAACTGGCCATACCCAGCCTGCACATAATCAGGAACAATCGTTATCGGAACGTCTTTCTTGACGTCCTGCAAGGCTCGCCATTCCCAATCAGATATCTTGGTGGCGACTGGATCAATATACTCAACAACAGACTTGACCGCCTTTTTAATATTTCCACCCTTGCCACGTTTCTGAATCTTCTGGCCCATCACAGCCATGTTCATTGCGTCTTGGTTAACGTAGCCGCCGTGAGCCTTGCTGAGGTCTGGCTGCGAGATGTCGTAAGTGCCTTGGTTGCCAATCGCGCTCTTCACAGCGTTGGGATTGTAGGACACCACCTCAGACAACTCGCCGTCACGGTACTGCATCAGCCCGTCATAGCCCTGCGCCTGTGCGCGGCTCTGAACCTGCTTGCCTATGTAGCCCTTCTCCTCATAAGCCTTCTCAACCATGCGGAGGGCTTTGTCTTCATCCATCCCAAGCTTGGTCAGCGCCTCAACCATCGGGTCGCCATGCGTCCCCTCAATGATCAGCGGGTTCTTTATCTGGGCGTAGACGGGAAGCATATTGCCGCCCTCTTGGCCGGGGAGGACGTTGCCCGCCTGCCGGTTGCGCAAGAACTGCTGACCCGTGTCAGCTTGGTAATCGCTGCGCAGCATCGCGGCAATCGCCTCATCGTTGGGCGAGCCGCTGTAGCCGCTTGCGTTGGCCGTGCTAGGCGTCAGGTACGTCCCAGAGCCAAGTGCGCCCTCTTTGCTAGGTTTGAAGCGGCGGATGGCCTCAACACCCTTCCCGCCCTCAGTCGCAGTCGTGCCGTGGTACAGGCGCATCGGCGCTTTGCTCGGCTCAAGGAACTTGGCAAGGTTGGCTTCGCGTTCTAACGCAGGCAAGCTGCTGTCAGCCATTATTCGCTTACCAATGTTTATTGCGCCCTTGACAATCTTGCCACCACCGGCCTTCTTCTCAGGCTCCGCAGCCAGCAAATCTGGTGCAGCAACCCCCATCAATGCGGCAGTGGCAGCGTCCCTGCGGAATGGGTCAAAGGCAGCAAAGCGGGAGCGAATGTTGTCGGGGTTCATGCTGATTGTGTGTTCTTTGCCAATGTTTAATTCATGGCTTCTAAACTGAGGCGTGTGGCGAATCTCATCAATCCCAAAGTTCTTCATGAAGTCACCAGCGGCTACACCACCAGAAACGATGTCTCCAGTAAATGGGTCGTACAAGCCACTTTCGCTGCCCGTCTTCTTGACGGCGTTGAACACATCACGCGCAGGTATGGCGTCGCCGTAATATTGAACAGCTTCGTATACTGGATTTGCATCACCGCCAAGTTCTCTGAACTCATCGAGCGCTTCATTGAACTTTGCGGTATACGGTGTATCCACATAAGCGTCAGTCGCCTCGTCGTAACGCTCAAAGGGGCCAATCCTCACAGGGTTTGACTCAGGAGCATCAAGGTGAATGGACTTGTCGGAGCGAACTTTCAAGGGGTAGACAACGCCAAGATTGTCAGCGTCAACCGTGTTTCGCAGAATAATTTCCTGCTGGCGCGGAGTTAGCGTCTCATCCCTCATGCGACTATGAATCTTGCGAAAGTCTTTATCTCTTGCCTCCATGCCGCGCTCAACCCTACCAAGCGGGTCGGGGCCATAAATGCTTGCGTAGTTGCGACTTGCGTCCTCTGCTGAATCAGTTGAGTAGATGCCTTTGCCTGCATGACTCTCGGTTGAGCCAACGCTTGGGTCAAGTTTCTTGATGTCGCGAAATGACCCGTGATAGGTGTCGCGGTCAAAGCCCATTGCCTTTGCTCGTTGCTCGGAAGTATTGTTCTTGGGAAGGCCCAGCCCACCCTTGGCTGGAGGTAGAGCGGCACGTTCTTGCGCCAGCTTGAGAGCCTCGGCTTGGGGTGCGTCAGCAAACAGCATCTTGACGCCAGCCTTGATGCCCTTGGCCAGACCGCCACCACCGAAGCCCTCGACGGATCCGCCGTCCCTGTAACCCTCACGCGACAAATGGCGGATGTAGTCGTCGGTCAAATCTTGGCTGGGAAGACCTTCTCCCTTTACGCCCAAAGCGAGATCGTAGTATCCCGGCCCTTGGCGCTCCGGGTTGTCCTTCTTAAATTTCTCGTGCCAGTCAGGCAAGTACACCTCATTGGGCGTGGGCTTCATATTCACACCCAAGTCCTTGCCCTTAATGAGGGTAGGGAACCCCGGATGCAGGTCGGGCCTAAACTCCGACTCCTTCTCCAACTGGAACAGTCGCGGGCCAGCCGCAAACGTTGGGACATCGCCACCATGCTCGGTGTGCAACAACGTTGGCTCTGTCTCGCGCTTGAGGATGTTAGTAGGCTTGAAGATGACACCCTTGCCACTCTTCTCGCCACCAAGCGCTACGCCGCCTTTGCTGGGAGCAGTTCCCTGCCCCATCATTACGTCAGCCAGTGCGGCACGCTTCTCAAACGTGTCCGCCTCTTTCCATATCTTGGGGTCGCGGATGTCAACGCCAGCCCCAAAGGTCAGTTCAAGGTTGCGGTTGATCTTGCCAGCCAGTTCCTCAGACAGGTTGCCTTGCTTCATGGCGTCAAGGAACCCGCGCTTCAGTTTATCGAACACCACAGGATTGGTCTTGAGTTGGTTTGCGGAACCAAGCATCGTTGTCCACGCAGTGTCAGGGGCCGTCAGGTTCTTGAGTCGAGCCGCCGTGCCCTCGTCCATCACGCCCCACACCTTGCCCGCGTAGGCAGGGTCGGCCTCGCTGATTGCCGAGAAGGGAGCGCCGCCAATATTGCCTCCGCCCACACGGGTGCGGTCAGCCTGCGTGGTGGTCGTGCGCCTCATGCCCTTCTCGCGCATTCGGCCTAACGCCTCAGACGCCTTCATCTGCTCTTGGGACTTGATGAGTTCAGCCGCCTTGCGACCAGCCGCCGCACGTTCAGCAGCCGTCAACTCCTGCGACGCCAGAGATGCATTGCGCATCATACCGAGACCGCCCTCAATTGCAGCGCCAACAACTTTGCCAACTTTTGTTATTGTGCCCATGATCACACCGCGTAAGGGTTCTCCCGCTTCGGGCGGGTGTCGTAGAAGTCGTCGTCATCATAACGAGGCTCCGGGTTGATGTCGAGGAAGCTCATGTCCTTCAATAACCGAATCGCTTGCGTTGCGCTATCGACATAGTCATCGTTCGCCGAATCAGGGAACGCGCAGATCTGGCTCAGGAAGCCCTCGCACCAGTCCTTGACGAAGCCCTTTCGCTTACTCGACTCCGGGAGCCAGACGCGCCCAGTCGCAAAGATGGACGCGGTTATCTGGAGCCGTTGCATCTTGTCCGCCCTTCCGGGGTTGTACCCACGCACAGGCAGATGAGCCGAACGCAGTTCCTGAATCAGGGAGATGCCTGCCGCCTTGTCCTCGACCAGTATCAGGTCTGGGCGCTTGGCGTCCTTGCCCTCGCCATACGACACCTTCCACTCCTCTAGAACCTTTGGCTTGAGCAGGGGGAAGGTCAGGTGTTCAGCCCAGCAGTCGATGAGCAGGACAGACATAGGCCCGTCCATTGGCTTGAAGACGCCCCATGTAGTCATGGCAGTCGGGTCGTTGTACTCCTTCTCGCTGAAGGCGCAGTCGTAGGACTGGACGATGAACTCAAACTTGGGGAATGGCCGGTCATGCGGGTACAGCTTGAACATATCGCGGGACACGACCTTGCCGTCCTCCAGATCGACCAGTTCGCCCATCACCTCCTGCTGGTACAGCTTTGACCCCTTGTACTGCTCCAACTGCCCCTTGAAGGTCGGCGCAAGGTTTGCAGCGTTGTCGTGCGTGGTGGCGCGGTCAATAACCACATCGTCCCCCTCCCGTCCAACGAGGTCGAGGATCAGGTCTTTCGGTCTCGGCGTCGTAGTGACAATGACCCTCGGCTGCTTGCCTAGCCGCAGGCCCATCATCATCATGTCCCACGCCTCGCCCTCGCCCAAGTACTGGAAGGCCGCGAGTTCGTCGGCCCAGCACCAGTGGAACTGCGGCCCCCGCAGCCGCTCGTAGGCGTCGGCGCTGATCCCCCGGATGATGGATCCGTTACTCAGCCTGATCTGGTGGTCTTGCTTGTTGTAGTCCACGACCAGATCCTTGGGGATGCAGGCCAGCAGGCCAGACTGCCCCTCAAAGCAGGTGTGCTTGATGTCGTTAGATGTTGGAGCCAGTACCAGTCCCCGCGTCTCCGGGTGCGTCCAGCACCACCACCACAAAGCCTCAGCGGCGCTGCGGGTCTTGCCCGCTCCCCGGCCTGCCAGCATCATCCAGATCAGGTAGTCCTGCTCAAGCGGCGGCGGGACTTGATAACGGTGGGCGGTCGCCAACCATTTGGTATGTGCCAGTATCGCAAGGCGCGAGTGCAGTGGCTGGCCATCGAACGCCTTTGCCATCTCCGCATCAAGGAACTGGCCTAAACCACTAGATGTAGTGTCAGTGTCGGTTAAAACCCGTGTTTTGGGAGACTTGCCACTACCGGTAGTGGTTTCAGCCAACACGCTTGGTCATTTCCATGTTGCGGATGAGGTCGAAAAGCGCTTCAGACCTTGCATCCGCCGTCAGGATTGGTGCCGCGCCGTCCACCCCATGCAGGCCCAGCTTGTCACCGTACTTGGTCGGGTGAAACTTCGCCAGCAGCTTCAGGCGGGTCTCTACCTGCAAGCGGCGGGCGTTGACGTCGTCAGAACGCACCACAGAGCGCACCAGCGCCCCCGTAGCGGGGTTCTCAGCCTCAGTCACCCTCTCTGTCATCGTCTGCGTGTCCGCGATGTACAGGCACTCCTCAGCGATGGCGTCATAGCCAATGTCGCGTGCGCGTGCGATGGATGCGGATAGGCCGACGCCCCCACCAGCAGCAGCAGCGGCATCGTCCTTGGCCATCCAATCGTAGACTGTCCTCCATGCGGGGAAGCCGGGGTTCTCTCTGCATATCTGGCGTAGGGGGATTCCCTCGCTGAGTTGCTCGCAGATGATACGGGCTATTTCGGGGGTGTACTTCGACGGCTTGCCCGTGGGCCTTTTTGCGGCTTTCTGCCCTTTGGGCTTTGCGGCGGTTTTCGGCATTACCCGTAGTCCCTTGAGTAGGAAGGTGGGGGCTGCGCGTGATTGTCTAGATCAATCCCTCGCGTCGAGTCAAACGACTGCGATGCAGCCCCCGAAATAGGACTGTAGCACCTAGCGTGAGGTCGCGTGCAACTATTTCATAACCGCACCCTTTTGCCGCTGTAACCGTTTCGGTTCAGGTTCGGCGTCGTTTCTCACAACCTTCGGATTCTAGCCTGCTGGTAGTCCCGTTCGATTTGCTCCTTGCTGATCCCCAAATTAACAACCCGGGTGTGCTTGGTTTCTGGCGGGATCAACTTGGGGGGGTAGAGCCATGACGGCATCGCCTCCATACCCAGCTTGATTTTTGGTGGCTTTCTTTTAGGCATTATTTTCCCGTGATCCAACTCGGTTGTTTTCTTTCCAGACACGCTTGGCAGCGCCACGATTTGATCCTCCCGCCTCGACCCTTGGAAACTAGCTTCACGCCCTCAGTAATCTGGCATGACCCGCACAGTCCCGGTTTCCTTTCTTTCGGTTCTTTATTCATTACCATGCTCCCGTAAGTATTCCAACCACGACCACTCCCGCTCCGGTCAGGATTCCCTGAACCCACATCCAAGTTTTCCACATGAGGAAATCCTTCTCCGTGTACACGCGGCACTCGCCCTGCACTGCATTTTTTTTAGTCATGTGAACAGAGAAAGATAACTTATGATTGTTAGGCACAGGACAAACATAGCCCAGAGCGCCCAGTCGGGCCACGGTTTCACGCGGCGCTCTCCTTTGCAATAAGAGCGCTTAGGCGTTGCGCCGACACATTCTCGCCGTCCACGATTTCGCCTTCAGCTTCCTTGATGGCCTTCTCCAGCGCTTTAACTGCGGCGCGAACATAGGTCGGCACATTTGCTGCCTCTTGGTATGACTCGACAAGCCGCTTGACCCCGCCGTCGCTGATCGGCCCTATCTTTTGGCTGAGTTCATTCATCATGTTGACCATTTCCTTAGGCGACTGCCATATTTCGCAGCGCACATAGCCAAGCAAGCGCCGTAGGTGATTGACATCGGATGTGGAAAGGTTAGTTGCCATCGCTGCCCTCGCGTAGGGGGGCGTTCCCTTTCAGGGTGGGGCCGCTCATGCCGGAGTCACCGGCTGGCAGAACTTGCGGATCATTTCTTTGTAGCAGGTCATGCAGTAATACTCGTTCGGTTTCCCGGGTTCGTAGAATGTCACGGTGCTATTCACTACTCCGTGGATTGGGCAGTTGTACTCGGGCAACTTGAATGTCTGAACCCCAGAACTGCTTATGGCAAACTTGTCGCTGCCCTCCAGAGTCGCAACCATTAGCCGCGCTCCTTCATCATCACCATCACTTCAAGCCACGCTCGGTGCGCCTCGCCAGCATCCTCAATCCGCTGGCCCTTGTAGATCATGCCGTCTTTGTCCAGCACAAGCACCGGCTCCGGTGCGCCGCAATTGAAGCAGATGCGGTTTGAAGGCTCAATGTTTGCCCAAAGACTTGTTCCTTCCCGTTCCATTTTCTCGCTCATGGTTTCTCCTGTGTGGTGGGGGAGAGCCAAGAGTATCTTTTCCCAAGTTTGATTTTGCTCACGACCGTTGTAGACAGGCCGAGTTCTTTCGCAATCTCAAGCTGAGATATTTTCCCAAGGCGCTCCCGTACTGCCTGAACCTTGTCTGCGGGTAGCAGGCGCGGATCTCTGTGCTTTTTAACTTTGTCCATCATGTTGTCCGCGTCCGTACCTAGAAACAGGTGGGCCGGGTTAACGCAGGGCGGATTGTCGCAACGATGGCACACGCGCATTTCTCCGGGTTCTCCGTTGGCAACAATCCAAGCGGCTCGGTGGGCTTGCATATGCCGCCCTAGATACACCGCATGACCATATCCAGCGCGGTACTTTGTGCCCTTCCATAGCCAGCAGTCCCCCGTCCTGTCCACCTTGCTCCAAAAGTAGTCTGCGGCCTTCATGCACCAAGGTAGATGCGCTGCCTTGCCGCCACGGTTCATAACCCGCTGACAACTTGTGCAAGTCCACGGCTCCCTAGTCCACGCCGTATTTTTCATGGCTGTTTTGCGTCACGATAGCGATCCACCAGATCATCGAAATTGTCAGCCGTACCGTGCAGCGCCTCGTCGTAAAGCGCGGCGAACTGGCGCGGGTTGAGTGTTCGCAGGTACTCGTACCGGGCGTGTCCGATGGCTGTTTCTTCCACGGGGGGCGCTGCCGTTGCGGACGGTGCCTTGTTGACCTCGGCGGTCAGGCTTTCGGTCAGGCGCTCAATGTCATGGCGCAGGTCGGCGTTCTCGCGCTCGGCCCGTTCAGCCCGTCCCGCGAATTGCGGCAGGAGGCGCTGCTTGAGGTCGGCGAGTTCGGCAACAGCAGAGCAACTGCCCGGTGTCGGACAGCCCCTCGGCTCAAGGCCAATCGCCCCCATCTCCGACGGCAGCGCGTCGATCTGCCGAATGAAGTCGCTTATCAAGCCGTCTTCGCCCCTCATTTCCTCGCTGCCGTCTATCCTGTCCATCAGCCAATCGCGCAGATCGGCAAGGCGGTGTTGTGGAGCAGGGGGGGTATTCATTTTTTCTCCTTGGTATCGTAACGATAATTGGCTTTCCAGAGCACGTTGTTAAGATCGTCCTCATCTTTAGGTTGCTTCCACGGTGTATTCCAGCTTCCCTTAACGACAGCACAACCACAGATTTGGCAGTGGGCGTATTGATCTCCTGAGCCTCTATCCGTTTTTGTTAGTCGGATTAGATGCCCCGTCTTTTCGCACAATGAAGTCATGTTGTTTTTTCCTTGAGTTTATTTATTTCTTCTCCTTTATCAAAGCGTGTAAACGGTCTTCAATGTTCGGGCCTACCGCGCCGCGTCCCCACATATCGTTACGCCTGACATCAATAGTCAGGTCACCGTTGATGCTGTGCTTGAGCAGTCGTCCTATCTCAGCGCACGATGCTGTGAATTGTTTCGGTGCCTCGTCTGGTGGGCAGACTGTGAATGTGTAGGGTAATTTAGCCACCGTCCTTCTCCTTATCGCCAATCTTCACAGACTCCAGAAACTCCGCCAGCAGATAAACGCTGGGCAATATCAGGTCGCGGCAGATCGCATCGTGTACATCAGACTCCGTTTTGCCTACGGTTTGCGCGTAGATTTTCAACGCACCGAGTCGCTCGCTAACCAGCATATCAAGGCGGTCGAAGTCGAGACGTTTCACTTTTTTAATGTTTTCGTATTCCATCATTTGTTCCTTTTTAGGGCACGATAAATAGTTGATAAAGCAATGCCCGCTTTCTTGGCGGCAGCGTAGGGAGTCATGCCCCGCGAAATTAATTTCAGCGCCTTGAGGGTGTCGCCTGAGATCTTTCCTGTCATGTCAAGAATCCTTGTTGGGTTTGCTCTTCAAGCCAGACCTTTGCGTCGAACTCGGATGCGCCAATCTCGTAGACCT